ATGGATGTCCCAACACAAACATTGAGATGGGACTCATGGGAAGGCGGTCCATTTACAACGGTGATTTGCCAGCATCAATTCCTTGGCAGTCAGTCAGTGATATCTGTCAAAACATTATGAAAGAATATCAATGCCGTCACTTAGATAATAGTTTTATATCAAAAATTTATCATACATTTGTTAATTATGAAAGAATGTCCACGCTGTTTATTTGATGAGACCATTGCCTCAATTGGAGAGGAGCAATGTGAGTACTGTGATCTCCATGATGAACTGGAGCTGCAAGCCAATCCTCATGAACTCAAGCATATTATCAAAATGATCAAATACAAAGGTCATGATAAAAAATATGACTGCATCATGGGAATCTCTGGAGGGATTGACTCCTCAACACTGTTATTCACTGCAGTGAGATATTGGGATCTCAAGCCATTGGTGATTCACTTTGATAATAACTGGAATGCTCCAGAGGCAATGCACAACATGAGAGCTCTTGTTGAAAAGCTCGGAGTTGATTGCATCACATACAATGTCAACAAAGCTGAATACGACAGACTCAATGATGCATTCCTTTGGGCTGGAATTCCAGATGCTGATATTCCAAATGATATTGCAATGACTAAGCTGATGTATGATACTGCATTCAAATACAATATCAAGTACATTCTCAATGGTCATGATTTCAGGACAGAAGGCTCAACTCCAAAAGGTTGGACTTATATGGATGCCAAATATATTGAATCAGTTTATAACAAGTATACTGGACTGAAGCTCCACAACTATCCTCTTTTCACTTTCAAGGACCAACTATTCTATGCCTTGATGGGTATCAAGAATGTGAGACCATTCCACTATGGATTTGATAGAGAATCAATGGAAGCTGAAATGAAACGTCTCATCAACTGGCAAGATTATGGTGGCAAGCATTGTGAGAATGTTTACACTGAATTTGTTGGCTCATTCCTTCTGCCAGAGAAGTTCGGCATTGACAAACGTATTGTTTATCTCGCTGCTCAAGTCAGATCTGGCAAGATATCAAAGGAAGAGGCAAAGCAACAGCTTAGCAATAAATCTGAATTTGATTTCACAAAGCTTGGAGCATCCGCTGAGAGAATGATGAGACTGGTTAACCTGCACAAAAGAGAAAGAGGATTCTTTGATAAATATGACTTTAAAAAATACAAGCATCTAATCTGGATACTTGCAAAGCTGAAAGTTGTACCATATACATTTTACGTTAAATATTGTAAGTAACCGAACAATAATATATATTAAGAACAATGGCATATTCCGATGAGTTTATAATACATCTGGAGGAACTTGCTCATATCTATATTGAGGAGTGTCTTAACCACAAGAAAGAAATGATATCTAATAAAGGAGATATTGTAATGGTGTTAGATAGACATATTCCAACGATAGACTATTTTCTAAGAATTTGGATTCCTATTGTTAGAAAGGAAAAGAGTATTCATAGAGATACTTATTATGCTTGGTTGAATTCTGATAATAAACTAAAGTCCGACACTATTAAAAAAATAGATGAGCTATTCAAAGGCTTAGCCATTGATATTGTTGGCAATGAAGGTAAAGGAATATTCTATGCCAAGAACAAACTCGGTATGCATGATCGTCAACAAGTTGAGACCAGGAATGTAGAGAAGTTTGATTTTGAATGAGTACAATCAAAGGTTATAAACCTCATGAAAATCAGAGGTCCATTCATGATGCCATCAACCATGGTCATGAGAAGTATTATGCTCTCAACATAGGTAGGCAGTTCGGCAAGACAATGCTCGGCATCAACCAATTGCTTTGGTGGGCCATCAATGACAAAGGTTGCAAGATTGCTTGGGTTACTCCAGTATATAAGCAAGGCAAGAAAGTATTCTCTGAAATGGAGAGGGCAACCACAGCCAGTGGATTGTTTACTTTCAACCGATCTGATCTGATGATATCTGGCTTTGGATCAACTATTGAATTTTTCTCTGGAGAGAGACCAGACAATATCCGAGGTAATACATTTGATTACATGGTTGTTGATGAGATGGCATTCACCAGACCAGAGCTTTGGGATGAGGTATTGAGTGCAACAGTCCTGGTCAAAGGAAAGAAGGTTATATTTATCTCAACTCCAAAAGGAAGGAATCATTTCCATAAGCTTTGCATGCAACCAAACTATGATGAGAGATATGCGTACTTTCATTTCACATCCTATGACAATCCCATGATTGATCCAAGGGAGTTGGATGAGAGAAAGCGATCCCTACCAGATTATGTCTTCAGGCAAGAGTACTTGGCTGAGTTCATTGACAATGCCAGTGGTATATTCAGAAACGTATCTGATTGCATTGGCACTGGAGCCAAGACATCAAAGATGTATGCTGGTCTTGATATTGGCAGAGCTGATGATTACACTGTGCTCACAATCATCAACCAGGATGGACAGATGTTTGCTGCTCACAGATGGCGGCATGATGAGTGGAGCAAGATTATTGAGAAGGTGGCAACACTGATTAAGCAATACAATGCAACTACATTGGTGGAGGTCAACAATCAAGGTGATGTATTCTTTGAGATGTTGGCAACCAGGTGCAAGAATATGATTCATCCATTTGTCACTACATCCAAAACAAAGCCAATCATCATTGAGGATTTGGCTGTGGCATTTGAGCAATCGGCAATATCTGTTGTTAATGAACAATGGTTGATAGATGAGCTTGAGAATTTTTCTTATATTTACAATCCAAATACCAGGAACGTGACTTATTCTGCACCAGCTGGCTTGCATGATGATGGTGTCATCTCAACAGCATTGGCTTGGAACTGCAGAAAGGAATACAGCAACAGAGGAAGGTATATGGCTTTAAGAGTATGAAAGAACTTGAGATAAAACTACCGACATCAATAAGTCAATGCACTCCAGATCAGATGACCAAGTGGCTGATGATGGCAGAGGCAATGAAGGAGCAGAAGGATGACATCACTCAGTTTCTAATCTTCCAATGTCAGTTGCTAAGTCTGTTCAGTGGAGAGTCAATCAACAAGATCAAGCGAGCTGATGTAAACAGCATTCAAGCTGCATCTGCTCACATGCTCCAGATATTAACATCTTATAATTATCAGGAGCCAAATGAGATCATTGAGATTGAAGGCAAGCAATTCAGATTTGAGAAAAACTTTGGACACGTTTCAACTGGACAGATTATTGACTTGAAACTGATTGAGGATATCAGCCAAGATCCATGTCAAGCTCTTGCAATCATGTATGTTGAGAAAGGGATGGAGTATTGCCAAGAGGATGACAGAGGCAGAGTACTGAATCCAAATGAGGATAGATATAAATTATTCAAGGAACATTTCCCTGGTGATGAGTTTCTGAATTTCTTTAGTTTTTTTTTGGACTTATCAGAAAAGCGGAGGATGGCTATCTTAGGAATTCAGACAGCGAGGGCGAAGATGGAGATGATGCAGATAGCTCAAGACCAGAAGATTCGGAGTGGTTTAATTGGACAACTATCTTACATAGACTATCCAAAGAGATGGGAATCAGTGTGGACAAAGTTACGCAGCAACCTTATGTAAAGACTTTATTCTGGATGAACTACTTTAAGATAGTGGATGAAAAAGAACATCAACGCATATTAAGTAATGGCAGATCTTGATTTTCTTGATGACTTTGGGATATCAGCCAATGATGCTGAGCAACCGGCAAGCGTATATGATAGATTCTTAATTGAGATATCAAATCAGCTTGCAACAGAGTTCAGAGATTACACAAAGAAAGTTGCCAACAATACTGGAGGATTGGCAGCATCAATCATCCCAGTTCCAACTGGACAGCTGTCATTCAGATTAGAGGCTGATGATTACTATCCATTTGTGGATCAAGGTGTGAATGCTGTTGGGACCAACAACTATGGTAGTCAATTCTCATTCAACTATCCTGGTGTATCTCATAACATGGCAACAGCGATCAGTCAATGGAAAGGACTTGAGATGTCACATGCATATGCTGTTGCATCCAACATCAAGCAAAGAGGATTGAAGCCAAAGAGAATCACTGACAATGTCATCACTGATGAGGTGTTGACTAAGATAGCAAATGATTTGGCTGAGATTACTGGATTGATGTTTGAAATTAAATTTGATAAAAATACAGAAACATGGCAATAACCATATATGATGAGCCACAACTAATTGCACCAGCTGGCAATCCATTGGTGTTCACATTTAGCAGTGATCAGACAGCTCAACCAAATTTCAGTTTTATTGTTGAGGTTTATATTGATGGACAATTGAGATTGACTCAAGAGGTATTCAGGCAATTCAATACTCTTGGCCGCATTGATGTTTGTGAGGCTGTGCAGAGTGTTGTTGCCAATCCAGAAATAACAACGGCAATTGAATATAACGCAACCAATTCAATGGTTGAATACTACATCAAGGTATATGAGAAATATGGATCAACTCCGACAATTCAAGATGATGATACCAGTGCAACATTGCTTGCATTCAATGGAGCTCTTGAATATAGAGAGTGGGTTAATTTCAATTATGATGATTACGATCCATGGCAAACTAATTTTGCTAAATTCTTAACATATTTTCCAAGATCAAAAAGAGCTCTTTGTGGAATGGAAGAGAATTTCTATCTGGGATACTTTGAGCAAACTGGAGCTCAGACAGCGACATTGGTTGTTAACTTATTTGACATCAGTGGAAATAACATTGCATTTGGATCTTATAATATTACAGAGAGTGAATTTGTGATTCTGAATGTTGGGCCTCAAGTTATTATTGACAACACAGCAATCAATCAAGTTGATTTTGATGATTGTTATTATTACACTGTTTATGTTGAGTTGACAGATATTGCAACAGAGACATTCACAATTTACATGGACCTTGATTGCAAGAGATATGATACATATAGATTGCATTGGTTGAATAAGCTTGGATCATTTGATTCATTCACATTCAGCCTTGTTTCAACCGAAGCTGCCAATGTTCAGAGCTATGGATATCAGAGAGATCCTGGAGTATGGGATGATACGAGCTACACATATCCATTGTATGCCGGTCAAGCAATTAACTTTGCCAAGACTAAGACTGAGACTTTGACATTGAACTCTGATTGGATTAATCAAGACATTCAACAATGGCTGGTTAAATCTTTGTATGATAGTCCATTGGTATATCTTGAGAGAGAGAATGGAACTGAGTTTGAGCCAGTTAAGGTAACTAATTCAAACTACACATTGAAGCAACGCAGAAGAGATGGTCTGATTCAAGAGACTGTCAACATAGATAGAACATTCACATATAGATCTCAACTGAACTAAT